AGTATTAAACCATTAAAAATACGATTATGGCACAGATTGCACAGCAGGACAATTTGGTTATTGAAGTAACAACAACCGCCGCCGCATTGGATGGCGCCACAAAGAAAAAGTTGATTGAATGTATTGAGGGCGGAACAATTACCGACGTCATTTTGGTAACAAAAGAGGTTGAAAAGAAAATCAGCCATGCACGTGTTGTTAGTTGGTTGGTTGACACAACCGGGGATTCGCCAAAATACACAATTGATATTATTAACGCAAGCAGCGGAGCAGTAGCAGCAATCGCACTTAATTAATTCAAAGGGAAAGAATTATGTTAACGAGAGAAATTTTAATTGCAAATGCGGCTTTGTCCGGTTTGACGGACGAACAAATTGCGGCAATTACAACATTGTCTGCCAACGACGAAAATAGCGTTATCGCCAAAAAGACGGGCGAAATTTACGGCGGATTGGATGCCGATATTTTGGCGGCGTCCGGTATCGCAAAGAACGGAACCGAAAAGACGTTTGATTACGCAAAACGTGTGGTCGCCGAGTTCAAAACCAAAGCGGAAAGCGCAAGCGCATTGCAAACCCAAATCGACAGTCTGACGAAAGAAAAGGCACGTTTGGAAAAGGCAATTGCCGACGGTGCGACCGATGCGGAAACGGCAAAGGCATTGAAACAGGCGAAAGCCGATTTAACGGCGGTAACAACGCAGTTTAACGACCTCAAAAGCAAGTACGATGAAGCCGAAAAGAAATTCCAAACGGAGTTGTTCGGCGTTCGTATCGAGGGCGCATTGCAGACCGCAACCGCCGGGTTGAAATTCAAACCGGGATTGCCCGAAAGCGCAACAAAGGTTTTGTTAGCGCAAGCAATCGACAAAATCAAGGGTATGAACCCCGAATATATCGACGACGGCAAAGGCGGCAAAATCATTGCTTTTAAGGACGAAAGCGGCGCAATTATGCGCAACCCGAACAATCAGTTGAACCCGTACACCCCCGGCGACCTTTTGACCCGTGAATTGGAAACAATGGGTATTTTGGATAAGGGACGCCAAGCGGCGGGCGGCGGAACCAATCCCCCGGCGGGCGGCGGTGCGGGCGGTAATGTTACCGTTGATATATCCGGCGCAAAAACGAGGGTTGAGGCATACGACGCAATCGCAAGCACTTTGCAACAACAAGGTTTGCAGATTGGAACGGCTGAATTTGACGCCGGAATGAAACAGGCATGGCAGGACAACAATATTGCCGCATTGCCGGAAAAGTAAAAGACAACACGGGTAAAGGGTAAACCCGCTTTATAAACAATTAATTTTTTTAAACTATGAGTTTAATTGCAACAAGAGTACAGAATTGGCGGATAGAGAACCCGGAGTTAGACCGTAATATGTTCCGCCCGTGTGAGTACGGCGCATTGGATTTCTTCATTGAGCAAACCAACGCCCCCAACTCAATTATTAGCCCTAATTTGAGAGATAGGGCGTTAGTAAGTATCGGCAACACGGTACAAGTTCCGGTTATCAATTATGACGAAAACGTACAAGTTAGCAACGTGCGTTCATGCGTTATTGCTGATAATGAAAATACGTCCGCATTGGTAACGCTTGTTTGGGCTACCTATGCAATCGGGTTTACGATGGTTCCGGCGGCGTATTCAAACAATGAAATTTCGTATCAACATGATTTCATGCGCAAAATGGAGAAAACAACCCGTGCGTTGGCGGATGCTTTGGATAAAGGAGCCGTTGCCGCATTGGAGGCGAACAAAACGCAGGTTTTCAAAACTTTGCTCAATTACACGAAGACCGGAAACGCTATTCAAGTTCCAACCCAAATGGCAACCGAGATTTTGGGCGACATTAACCCAATCATGCGGGCGAATTGTTACCCGGAATATATCCACCTTATCGCAAATGCGGGGGTTGATAGCCTAATTCGCAAGTTGGCGCAACATGGCGTTTACAACGACGTTAATAAGCGCATGGAATACGATAACAAAGTATTGCATTATACCAACAACGTAACCGACGAAGAGAGCAAAATGGGAACAATGTTTGCCGTTGCTGATGGAAACGTTGGTATTTTAACCCGTGTTGACCGTGAAGCGTACCGCCGTACCCGTGCGAATTTCCACGAATGGGACATTGTACGATTGCCGTACATTGATTTGCCCGTTGGTTCGCATTATTATACCGCCGTGGGCGACCAATCGGCGATTATGGGCGACGCAACCGCCGATTTGACGTGTGCAGTTAAGGAGTATTTCGGATTTAGCGTTGATGTTGCCTACATGGTAGCATATAACAGCAAACCGGGAACCGTGGCAAATCCGATTATCAAAGCCGAGATTGCAGCACGCAACCAGAACGAACCGTTGGGTATGCCCGTATATGTAACCAACGCCGGGGAATTTCCCTCCGGGGGTGGTGCATAAGGGGGATTTTAATAACGATTTCTCAAAGGATTTCAAGTTTTAACCGAGGGGACGGGGTGGTTATCCCCGCCCCCTTTTTTTATTGCAATCTTAATTCCTAATATGGGAACAATGTGTTATTCTCATAGTGTTGGAGGTTATAAATGGGCGTTTTTATGATAAGAATAAATGAAATATGCGAAGCGTTAAAAAATGTGTGCGGGTGGGAGCAATCATACGACCCGGCAAAGGCGATAGACGACAATTTAACGCAGACGGAAAGCGGTTTGACGTTTCAAGGTGCGCACCCCCTTGTTACCTTGGATAATGTCCGGGCAATCGTCCCGGATGATTTCGTTTTTCAATATCCGGTTTGGAATATGATTTCGGAGTATAAAACCGGGGCAAAGGTTCGCCACAACAACAAAGTTTGGATTGCGGCACGGGACAACCAAAACGAGGAACCGACCGAAAGCGATTTTAACGACGATTACAACGACGACTACGGCAACCCCTATTGGCAACCGTACAATTTCATTTCCGATTATTTGGAGCGGTTGACCCGCAACGGTATTGCGCAAATGGTACAAACATTCACGCAAATAAAGGGATTGGATAAGGAAACGAAGAACCTGTTGGAGCGGCGCACGTTTTTTGACGGTGCGGGACGTATCCGGGCGACGTTGCCCAATAATCATAAATTGGTCGGGTTTGAAATTGTCCCGGTTCGTTCGATGGGCGTAACAATGAAAATTGAGCAAATCGGGTTGCAAATGACGGGCGCAACCGGGGTTGTTCGTATGTATCTTTTCCATTCGTCCCAAATTGACCCGATAAAGACGTTTGATTTGAATTTTACGCAGACAAACGGCGGTTTTCAATGGTTCCCGTTGAAAGATTGTTATTTGCCGTATATCAGTACCGGAAACAACGCCGGGGGGTCGTGGTTCCTTTGTTACAACCAAAACGATTTGCCCGCCGGGATGCAGGCAATTAACATGACAAAGGATTGGAGCCGGGAGCCGTGCGGAACGTGTACGGGTTACGTTGATTTGGAGCGTTGGCGGGAAATAACCAAGTATTTACAGGTATCCCCGTTTATGATGAACGCCCCGGAAACATTCGACGAATACCCGGAGTTGTGGGATATTGCGTTGACGATGTACACCAATACGCAGAATTACGGGTTGAATTGCGAAATAACCGTTGGTTGCGACTTAACGGATTTTATCATTAAGGAAAGGCAGATTTTCCAAACGGTTATCCAACGACAGGTCGCCGCAATCATGTTGCGCACGTTGGCAATGAACCCCGATGTTAAGGTAAACCGGAACCAAGTAAACGCAAGCCGGATGGAAATTCTTTACGAGTTGGACGGCAACGTTGAGGGTCGCCCCGGCGGTTTGGGTTATGACCTTAAAAAAGCATACGAGGCGTTGCGGTTGGATACGCAGGGTATCGACCGTATTTGCCTTACTTGTAATAACCACGGTGTAAAATACCGGACAACGTAAGATTATGGCGGGGTTAAAGTCAATACAGGATTTACGCAACCGGGTTGCCACGTTCAACAACGGGTTATCGTCCGGCGTATATATCCAACAAATCATTTGGGACAATGACGCCTATATTGTTGATATGAACGCCGAGGAACAATTGTTTGAACAGGGTATTAACCGTTTGGGCGTGGATATTATGGATTACGCCCCGTATTCGCCGTTGACGATAGCCATAAAGGAGGAAAAGGGACAACCGACAGACCGGGTAACGTTACGGGATACCGGGGATTTTGAAGCGTCGTTTTTTTTGGAAGTCGGCGACAAACAATTTGAAATAAAGGCGTCGGATTTCAAAACGGAGGACTTAATAAAAAAGTACGGGCGGCAAATATTGGGATTGACGGACGAAAATATTGCGGCGTTGATTTGGCAATATATATTCCCGGACTTAATGGAGAAAGCAAAAAACGTATTATATGGCAACGAATAAGAAAACAACCCCTATAATTCCCAACCCGGTTTTAATTGACCGGGTTTTGGGGAACATACAAACCGGGTTAATGGATAACGTCGATTGGTTGGACGTCGCATTTGGGCGGGCGCAACGTATCGCCAAAGTGATACAGGGCAAACGCTATTATACCCCGAACGTATATGCGGGCGGGACGGAATGGAGAGGAAACAACGATTATATCGACGTTTCCCCGGATGCCAATATTGGCAATTTTTCGTTCTTTTGGATAGACGACCCGCAAACGGTCGGTTGGGTTCCCAAAGAGCAAAGCGAGATTAAAGCCCCGTTTTCCCTTATTGTTTGGTTCGATTTGCGCAAGGTTTACCCCGGTCAACTCAACAACCGGAATACCGAGGCATTGAAGAACGAAATATTGACCGTCCTAAATGGCGGTTTTTGGCTGAAAGACGGGACGATTGTAATAAACCGGATTTATGAGTTGGCGGAAAACGTGTACCGTGGGTTTACGTTGGACGAAATAGATAATCAATTTTTAATGCACCCGTTCGGCGGTTTTCGCTTTGAGGGTGTATTGTCAGTTAATCAACCTTGTAACATTTAACGATATGGTAACTTTCATTATTTGGGTTTTGGTCGTGGCAACCGTGGCGGCGTTCCTGTTGACCCTGTTAAAAAAGTGGGGCGTTATTGAGTACGTCCAAGTTCACGGCAACGACTTTTTTGTTAAGATGTTCAATTGCGGCTTTTGCTTATCATGGTGGGCGGGGGTCGTTTTGTCCGTCCTGTTTGCTATATGCACCGGGAACCCGGCGTTGTTGTTGGTTCCCTTTTGTTCAACCATGATAACACGTTATTTGCTATGAAAACGGTTAAGATAGGGGAATACACGGTTGAGATATACGACGCAATCGACGAATTACCGATGTTGCGTTTCCATAAATACAATAAAATGTTGTTGGTTGATGCCGGGATTGGTTCGGATTTACAGGATTTCGACACGCATATTGAAAAGGCAATGAGATACGCCCGGAGCAAAACCCCGGAATTGGCGGCAATCGAATTGGATAATATGCGGCAAAACGTGTATTTCATTCAATCCGGGTTAAGCCCGAAATGTTTAGCGTTTGCCGTGTTGGTTAAATCAATCGACGGAACCCCGTACAACGATTTATCCGACGATGGGTTGCAAAAGGTCGTCGATATGTTCGGCGACGTTCCGATTAAAGAGTTGACCGCCCAAATGGAAGCGGTCAAAAAAAAAATAGATGATGAATTGCAAATGTATTTCCCCCGTATGTTCGACGATGCGACGATTAAAGAGTATTACGACGAATTGCGTAACCGGACAATGTTAATGTTGGATGCGATTATAAACGGCGATACAGAGGACAAACGGGCGGAAATTGATAAAATAACGACGATGTTGTTGTTATATAATCGCCCGGTTGTTTTTAGCGGTTCCGATAACATGGAAATTCAGTATGATAAACAGTTTGAAAATATGTGTTTAACCATATCGCAACATTTGCACGTACCGGAACCAAAGAAATACACCGTATTGGAGTATTACAACGCATTTGAGCGGATAAAGGAGTTGTTGAAACCAACCAAAAATAAAAACGGCGTCAAATAAGGCGATTTGCGGCGTTGTTTTTCTTTGGTTGATTAACCACATGGAAAAGAAAAGATAATTTAATACGGGGCAAATTGCCCGCAAATAACGTTAAGTATGGCAGATAATAACAACCCTATAAAATATAGCGACCTTGTAAGCCCGGACGATTCGATTACAAAGTTGATTAATCAGTTAGACCAACTTTCCGACGCCTATATGAACACTCTAAAAAATATAAAGAGTGAGGCGATAACGGTTAAGGCTGCATTGGAGGGGGTAAGCGGGGCGACCGAGAACGGACGTAAAACAATCCGGGGGGCGTCCGCCGATACCGACAAATTGACACGGGCGGCAAAGGATTTGGCGTTTGCGGAAAGCGAGAACGCAAAGCGTTTGGCAGAATTGAAACAAGCGCAAAAAGAGGCGAACGAATTAAACAAGTTGACAACCCGGTTGAACCAATCCGCCGAGGGTTCATATAATCGTTTGTCCGCTCAATACTCAATCAATAAAATATACCTCAATAATATGACGGTTGAGGAAAGGGAGGCGACCGAGGAGGGGCGCAAATTGGTTGCCGAAACAAAAGCGATTTACGAGGAAATGAAACGGTTGCAGGAAGCGACCGGGAAAACGTCGTTAAACGTGGGTAACTATTCCGACGCCGCAAAAGGGTTGACGACCCAAATAGAGAACCAAACGAAGCAATTAGCATTGTTACGATTGGAGGGCAAACAAGGAACCGCCGAATATCAGCAATTGAGCAAAGAAACCGCAATGTTACGAGATGCGGTTAAGGATGCGACCGATGAAATTACCCGCATGGCGTCCGATACGTCCAATTTGGATGCCGTATTAGGTTTGGCGGCTGGTGCGTCCGGTGGGTTCGCCGCATTTACCGGGGCAATGGAATTGTTCGGGGCGGAAAGTGAGGACGTACAAGAAGCGCAAAAGAAGTTACAGGCAGCAATAGCCATTACAACCGGGGTGCAAGCCATACAAAACGCAGTACAAAAACAATCCGCAATTATGTTGGGTATTTCCCGGATACAAATGGCGGCATTGAGCAAAGCGCAAGTTTATAACCGCCTTGTTACCATGCAGGGAACAAAGGCAACATTGGCGGCTACAATTGCGCAAAAGGCTTTCAATCTGATTGCCGCCGCAAATCCGTATGTTCTTTTGGCGTTGGCATTGGTTACGGTTGTGGGGGCTTTAGTTCTGTTTGCATCTAATACCGATAAATCGGCAAAGAACCAACAAAAACTTAACGAGGCGCAAAAGGCGTGGTTGGATTATTTGGAAACCGAGGCAACCGAAATGAACCGGGTTAGCAACGAACGTGTCGCCCAATTGAACCGGGAATTAAACATTGCTAAAGCCCGTAACGCTTCATTGTCTGAAACCCGAAAGATTGAGGACGAAATATTAGCCGAGCGCACAAAGGCGCATAATAAAAGCGTTGGTTTTTACGGTCAAGAATTAAACGATTTGGAGGCAAACCGGGCAAAGTTGAAGCAATTAAACGATATGTTATTGCAGTTGAATAACGCCAAAGCCCGTGGGGATAAGAAAGTTTATATTGATGTTGATTTAGACGGTAAAATTGATAAAGTCAAGGTTGATGAAGCAATTGAAGCCGTACAGGGTCAAATAGATAATACCGGGCGGGCGGTTGACATTGCCGTTAATCTAAAAACCGAGGGGGCGGATTTGGACGCCGAAAGGAAAATACAAGCCGCCCAAAGAGCAAACGAAAACCGGAACGCCGCCAAAGCGGAAACGGATATATTGCGCAAAGCCGAGGACGCCCGGATTGCCTTAATTAAAAATTCATTCGACCAACAACGGGCGCAACGTCAAGCCGCCAACGCCCGTGCGATTGCCGACATACAATTGCAGTTGAGGACGGAAACCAATTTAACGGTTAAGGCACGCAAAGCGTTGAACGACCAAATTGTTTTATTACGGGAACAATTGGCGGTTGATATGGTAAATATTGCCAATCAACAACGGGCGGCGGAATTGTCCGCACAACGGGCAACGCAGGACGCCCAAATTGCATTGATGGCAGAGGGGGCGGAAAAGCAACGGGAACAATTGCGGGTTGAGTATGAAAGGCAAATACAGGACATTAACACCCGGTTAGAAACCGAGCGGGGATTAACCGAAACACAGGTTGCCGAATTGCTTAACCAACAATTACTTTTGCAACAACAATACGCAAAAAGTTTGGGCGAATTGAACGACCAAATTACAATCGACCAAATGCAAGCCGCCGCCGACCGGACGCAATTACAATTAGACGCCGCCCGTGAGGGTTCACAGGAGGAAATAAATTTGCGTATTCAGTTGTTACAGCAACAACGGGCAATCGAATTGGCGCAAAACAGGCAATTAGCCGAGGACGTGCGCCAATCGGAGGCGGATATTAACGCCAAATACGATGCCGAGGTATTGAAGCAAACGACCGAGTTAAACCAACAACGGGCGTTAATGCTATTCGACCAAACGCAAGCGTTGGAGGCGTCCGAGTTTGATTTAATCCGCAATTCAGAGGAACGCAAAACCCGGTTCCGTTTGGCACAAGAAAAGGCACGGTTGCAAAAGATTTTAGAGTTGAACAAAGCCGCCGGGGTTAAAATGACGGATGCCGAGGTTAAAACAATCGAAAATACCATTGCGAAAATCGACCAAGAAATTGAGAAAAGCAAAGGCGACGAACGGGGAAACGACATTTACGGGTTGTTTGGGCTGAATTTGGACGACGACCAAAAGGAGGCAATAAGTACGTCTGTTTCCTTTGCCATTGAGCAATTAAATAGTTTTTTGGATGCAAAGGTACAAGCCGCCGACGCCGCCGTTTCCGCCGCCGACAAAGAGGTTGACGCAAGCCAACGCCGATTAGATGCGGAATTAGAGGCACGGGCGAACGGTTACGCCAATAACGTTGCAATGGCGCAAAAAGAGTTAGATATGGCGAAAAAGAACCAAGAAAAAGCCCTAAAGGAGCAACAAAAGGCACAAAAGGCACAGGCGGCAATACAGACCATACAACAAATAGGAAACCTTGTAACGGCTTCTGCTTTGATTTGGTCGCAATTGGGATTCCCGTTTGCAATTCCTGCAATTGCCGTAATGTGGGGTTCGTTTGCAGCCTCAAAGATTAAGGCGGCGCAATTGGCTAAACAATCTAATGCAGGTCAAGGAACCGAAAGTTACGGCGATGGTACGGTTGAATTATTGAACGGAGGTTCGCACCAATCCGGCGACGATGTGGATTTAGGAACCAAGCCGGACGGAACCCGGCGACGTGCCGAGGGTGGGGAATTTTTCGCCGTTATCAATAAACGTAATTCCCGCCGTTTCCGTCGTTTAATCCCGGACGTAATAAATAGTTTGAACCGGGGAACATTCCCCCAAAAGTACCTTAATGCCTACAATACCGACGGCATTAATGTAACGGTTCAACAAAATAACGCACCGGATTTGCGGGATTTAAAAGACGATGTAAGGGAGATTAAGGAACAAAACCGCCGCCGTCGTTACGTCGATGGCAACGGCAATGTTATTGAGGTTTACAAGAATTTGACACGTAAAATTAAAAATTGATATGAACCCGATTTATAGACATTCATTTGTAAATGCGTTTTTAGCGAACGGGGCGATAACTAAAACAACCGGGAACATAAACGGGAATAGTACATATTTCTATTATACCCGTACTTTTGTCCCGGTTGGGAATGTGTACCCCCGCAAATTGTTTCAGAATTGGACCCCGCAAGTCGGGGGCGCATTTTACGATAGCAATAAAAAGATTATCGGCGATTGGGGAAGCGAACCGCCCGCCACAAATACGGAATTTGACATACCAAGCAATGCCGCATATATCCGGTTTAATGTAAGCAAAGCGCAATACGCCAACGGGACGGCATGGTTGAGATTGGGAACGTTGGACGCCCCGAACGTCTTACAAGGTCAAACCGTGCATCCGATTTATAAGGACGATTTGGCAAAGGAGTACGAATTAGAAACCAACCAACGGTTTTATCGTGCCAAATTATCCGGCAAAATTACCTTTGTCCGGGATGATTACGACTATATAAACCGTCAATCGTTCGACAATGAATTTTTGTATTGCATTGAAAAGAGCGACGACGGCGGGCGTACATGGTTCCAATACTTTCAAGGCAAGTTTATGAAAACCGATTGCACGTTTACCGATTACGATAAAAAGGTTGTTGTACAACCGGACGCAATCGACGATTATAACGACGTGTTGGCGGGATTGGAAAAGGAATACAATTTAATAACGTTAGCCCCGAAAATCCAACGGATAACGATAAACAAGCGTCCATTAATTCAAATATACGTTCCGGGGGATAGTGTTGTTTCTTGTTTTTTGGGCGGTACGAATTGGGAACAAGACGCAAACGCCACGACCGACCAAAACGCACTAATACAAACCTATCATTTTGCACTATGTAATATTTTGAAAGAAATACGAATTACGTCGCACGGTTCCCCGGCGGTAATATCCGGGCTTTATACCGGGCGAATGGCGACGGGTGCAAGTGCAGACGTTTTCGAGGGAAAATTATACCCGGAATTAAACGTAAATTATTATATCTATATTACGCAACAAAGAGTTAACGGTTTACCGTTTGGGGCTGTTACGGTCGAGATACGCAAACAATCCAATGATACGGTAATGTTTCGTTATACAAAGATTACAACGTCGCCTTTTGATACATTGGAGTTTGATTTAACCGCTGTTGAGGGTTCCGGCGCAACGGGTACAATGCACGCCAATATGAAAAGTTATAATATATACGCCCGGTATTTGTGCGACGTGGAGAAAATCGACGACCTTAATACATATCCATTGCCCGCCGATGATATAGTTGATAATAACCGTAATTATAGGCGTGCGATTGGTTACGCAATCGACGTGGCGTTTATTTCAAACAACTTTTCAGATACCCCGACCGAGTGGGGATTAGCGGACAACGGAAAGTATTTTGCGCCGCCCTATTCCATATACGGACAAACGTTTTATCCAATTGCCCGGTCAACGTGGCGTTATGCGTCGTTGTGGTTTGGGTTTTATCTGATGGATTGGTTATTAGAGGAAAAAGCCCGTAAAGCATATACTTTGCGGGATGCGTTCCCGGTTGCGTCGTGTATATCTGTTTTGCTCAATCAGATTGCGCCGGGCATTACGCACGCAGCCACGGCGGAATATAGCCAATTTTTATACAGTGGAAACAATCCAATATCCGGGTTGAATTTCCGTTTGCTTGTATCACAGAAAACCAATATCATAAACGGGGAATATCAGCAACCCGCACAAAAAGCCCCGACTACATTACAACAATTTACCAATATGTTACGGGATTGTTTCAAATGTTATTGGTTCATTGAGGACGGAAAATTTAAAATCGAACATATCCAATATTTCCGCAATGGCGGTTCCTATTCCGGCGGGGCTATATTAAGCCACGATTTGACAAAGGAATTGAATTTGCGCAACGGGAAACCGTGGGCGTTCAACACGTCGGAATATTCGTTTGATAAGGTCGATTTGCCGGAACGTTACCAATTTGAATGGATGGACGACGTTACGGCGGCATTTGAGGGGTTGCCGATACAAGTAATAAGCAAGTATGTAACGCCCGGAAAGGTTGAGGAAATTAATATATCAAACTTTACGTCCGATATTGATATGATGTTGTTAAATCCCGGCAATATGAGTTCGGACGGGTTCGCCTTGTTTGCCGCCGTTCCGCCAACGTCCGGGTCGCAATGGATATTACCATTTACCCGCCAAACTATTAACGGGGTCGAATACTTTTTGCAAAACGGATATTTGGCGTTTATCAATCTGCAATCGCCTTATTGGATGTATGATTTACCCGCCCGTCGTGTATCAATAAACGGTTCCGAGGTTTACGCATACGGTATTGAGAGAAAGAAGAAACAAACGTTTAGTTTTCCGGCAAATGACGACCCAAACCCGATGCAGCTAATAAAAACATATATCGGCAACGGTCAAGTTGAAAAACTTTCAGTAAATTTGTGTAGTAGAAATATAAAAGCAACGTTGAAATATGATACAGAATAACAATATTAGCGTATTGCCGTGGTACACGTCAATAGGGCAGCAGAACCACCGTAAAAGTTACGCATACGGGCAAATATACCCATTGTTCGCACCGGCTGATAGATTATTGCCGTTTCAGATAATAAGAAATACCCGTTCAAATTCTGTTACGTCTGTTATTCTATATGATAAAACCGGAAAACAAATTGCAAATATAACAACATACATGAGGGAAACCGGATTGCAAGTTGTCCGGTTTCAGTCGTTGGGATATGATGTAATATTATACCCGGCAATATTACCCATGCCGTTAAATCAGTTTGACGGAATTTATTATTTGCGGTTATTTGATGGCGTTCAAACGTGGTATTCTGAAATGTTTACGGTTGTGCAGGACGTTTCCGGTTATTTGAAAATTGATTGGTGGGACATTGAAAATTTAGTGTTTGACGCCGGACAAATAGTTTATAAAAATCCGACATTCAAAAACATGTTATATCTTTGTACCGAGTTAGGAAAACCGGATTATGAATTTGAAGAGGACGGCGAGGAAAGGGACGGTTATTTTTTCCCGGAAAAACAAATTTCGGTAAAGACGTTCAAATGTACTATATTGGCACCGGAATACTTATGCGATGTTATGCGTTTTATTCGTATGGCTGATTATATACACATAACGGATAAATACGGCAGGGAATACGATTGCGATACGTTTCTAATTACCCCAAAATGGCAGACGCAGGGAGATTTGGCGAGCGTGGAAATAGAATTTCAGACAGCAACCGTCGTTAAAAAAATAGGTCGTGGATATTTAGGGGCAAATATTGGCGATTTTAACAGCGATTACAATAATGATTTTAATAACGATTAAATTAATTAGTTATGGCGAATTATCAAGAATTAAAACAAGCGATTGCGGATGTTATAAAAACAAATGGCAATCAAGAAATTACCGGGGCAATACTTCAAAATGTATTAAAAAGTATTGTATCTGTAATTGGAGAAAATGCGACATTTGCAGGAATTGCGACACCGGAAACAAATCCGGGAACACCCGACCAAAATATTTTTTATATAGCAAGTTCAAATGGAGTATATTCTAATTTTGATGGTTATAAATTAGAAGATGAAATTGTACTTTTTGTAAATAAAAGTCAAAGTTGGAAACATGTTCTATGTAATATATACAATAAAGACAAAGTTAAAAAAAGTGCGGCAAATGATATTAGTAATATTATTTACGTTATAGGAACAAAAACAAACGTGTATGTAAATAATAGTGGAGAAGAAGTATATACATCGGCGGCAAATAGAGAATTATATGAAATAGATTTATCAAGAATACCAATTGGAACTATCGTTAAAATAAAATATAAATCATTGGGTTCGTCGAGTTATGGAATTACTGTTTATAATGAAGCGGGTGGAAAAATATATCAAGGAGAAGCAGGCAATAACGATATTAAGGAAGAAACATTTACAATATCAGATAATTATAAAAAATTAAAATTAAACTTTGATAGTACATTTACTCCATATTTTTATAATGATAACAAATTAGAAATACAGAAAATAAATGATTATTTAAGTGGAGGGCTGGTAGATTATGATATAGAACTTTTAAATACGGGAAAATATCAACGAATTTTCAATGTAGGAGATACCGCAAATAGTGAAGCTACCCCATTTACAGGTTATGGAACTTTAAAAATAAAATGTTCTGAAAATGATACATTCTATTTAAAATTACAAGGCGGTAATAATGCAAAGGCTTATGGGTTTACTGATGAAAATTATAAAGTATTAGAGTGTTCTAATAGTTATGAAAAAATTGAAGGGGAATTTGTTGCACCTAAAGAAACGTATTGGCTAATATTAAATAATAGTTTTACAGGACAGTATTCTTTATTAGACCCTAAAGTAATAAGATATGGTTTGTCTAATAAAGTAAATACCATAGAAGAAAATCTTACAAAAAAGATAGATAAATTAGAAGAAGAATTTATTAGTAATGTTAGTGTTGTTTTAACCCCAAAAGAAACATTAGATAATAAATATATAAATACAAGTGGAATTATTACAAATACAACCGCTTTAAATAGACGTGTAAACAAATATGATATAAAAAGAGGAGTTGGGTATGAATTAAATTACACCGAAGGCAATAATAAAACTGTTTCATATTCAATAGTGAATGGAGAAGGAGATATTAAAAAATTAGGAGATGTTGGAAAAGATGAGGGCAAAAATAGAATTATAACAATAATATCAGATGGAGATTATACACTAAATTTGTTTACGGCTAACAAAGATTATATTGGGGTAAAATTATTATCTGAAACAGAAAATAAAATAAACAATATAGTAAATGAAATATCCAACATAGATAAAAAATCAACAAATACAGCAGGAACAGCAGGATTCTTTTTGCCCAATAAATCTATTTTATTAAGTGGGGCATCAATTTCTGAAAGTGTAAACGGATATTTTGAACATGCTATGTTAGATTTAGGAATAACAGAATATAAAAATCTATCAGCAGCCGGAACTAATATATTTAAACTTTGTAATGATTTATATTCAAATGGTTTAAATTATGCAAAAAGCTATGATTTACTAATTATTAGCCATATACATAACTTTGATGTGTTTAATTTGCCGGATAATATAAAAGATATGACGGTTGAAGAATTAGAAAATAATGATGAATTTGGTACGTATATTACGACAGAAGATTACGTAAACGGAACTCCACCCGCTACATTGTCATATACTACTGAACAATTGTATGCAATAGGTTACGACTATTCAATAAAAAAATGGATAAGTTTGAATTACAATCTAAAATCTGAAATTGGATATGATTCATTTTTTGGTAAAGCGGCGCAAATATGTTTGTACACATATTGGCATGATGCAAGAACTATTTATAACGAAGCTATAAGAAAATTAGCTAAAAAATGGAATTTGCTTCTTATAAAAGATGATGAAAATATTGGATTTTCAAAAGATAGAGTTCATCCCGTAACTAAACAACAATATTCAATATTATATACAAATTCGTCAAAGTGGCAGAAATTAGAAACTATTGATGGCGTAATATATGGTTTTCATCCCGACACAATTAGTGTAGAAAATCAAAACACTTACAATAGTACAAAAAAAATGTTATTGGAATATTTGCCATATATACAGAAAAGGCGTGCAGCGATTTTAATTAAAACTTTAAAAAATGCAATTTTAATGCCAATTTAAATTATGGAAAGAATTTTTAATTGGGAACAATGGCGTATGATATTCGCCACGTCGTTAAGCCCGGTTTTAGCCTATTTAACCCCAACGACGGGATTTATGTACGCATTGATTATAATGTTTGCTTTCAATATTTGGGCGGGTATGCGGGCGGATGGGGTAAGCGTAAGACATTGCAAAAACTTTCGTTTCAGTAAGTTTAAAAACGCTTTGGCGGAATTGCTTTTGTACGTTACTATTATACACGTTATTTATTCGGTAATGCTGCAATGTGGCGATAATGAAGCCGCCAAAGTAGTAATTAAATCGCTTACTTATGTTTTTATGTATGTGTATTTGCAAAACGCATTCCGCAACCTTATTAAAGCATATCCCACAAAGGTTGCGTTGCGTATTATTTACCACGTTATCCGGTTGGAGTTTACACGGGTATTGCCGGGATATTGGCAACCGATAATTGAGAGATACCAACGGGAACACGATAGCGATATTATTAACGATAAAGAAAAGGAGGGCGAACAATGAACCAAACAGAGATTTTAAAGTATTTGGAGGGGCAAAAAACGACCCGGACAATTACGGATTTGATTGTACATTGCACCGCAACCAAGCCGGGCGCAAAAGTCAACGTTGATGTTATCGACGGTTGGCACAAAGAACGGGGATTTAAGAAACAACCCCAAAGCGGGCGAATTTGCGGTTATCATTTTGTTGTATTGCCGGACGGGACGATTGAAACGGGGCGTTATCTTTCCGAGATTGGGGCGCACGTTTCCGGGCAAAATTCCCGTTCTATTGGCATTTGTTACGTTGGGGGATTGGATGCCAACGGCAAAGCCGCCGACACACGCACGCCGGAACAAAAAGAGGCGTTATTATGGTTGCTTATGCGTTTAGTTGTTATGTTCCCGGATGCAACGATTAAGGGACACCGGGATTATTCCCCGGATTTGAACGGCGACGGCATTATTGAGCCGTGGGAGTATATTAAAGAATGCCCGTGTTTTAATGCGGCAATTGAATATAATAATATTTGAGAATGAAAAAGTATATAATATTGGCGGCAATCATTATGGCGGTTGCCGCCGCCTTTTGGGTGCAACAAAGCCGTATTAAGCAATTGACGGACGAACGGGATAAATACCGGAGTAATACCGAAACGTTGTTGCAGGACGTCAAGACGTACCAAACGAAAGACAGTTTGAACGCAATCAAAGTCGGGAATTTGGAGTTGTCATTGGCGGAATACAAAAAGTACCGGGCGGAAGATTTGGCGTTGATAAAGACATTGCAGGCAAAGAACCGGGATTTGGAACGGGTTACAACAGCCCAAATGGAAACAATCAACGAATTGCGGGCAACCGTCCGGGATAGCATTGTATATTTGCCCGGCGACACGGTTACGACCATATTACGTTGTATTGAGTATTCCGACAAATGGGTTGACTTTGACGGATGTATTATAAATAATACGTTTTCGGGCAAAATTATAACACGGGATAGCCTTTTAATAACGGAAAGTGTGCAATATAAGCGTTGGTTAGGTTTTTTATGGAAAACAAAACGGATAAAAAACCGTGAATTTGATATTGTTTCAAAAAATCCAAATTCAAAAATTACCGGGTTTGAAGTTATAACCATAGAAAAATAACTATCTTTGCAACAAACGGGGATAGGTTGGAGTAGCTACCAACCGAAAAGGGTAAAGCCAACAGCCCGTCCCCGTTTCTCTTAAAATGTTGGCTTACTTATAAAGTTGGCAAATATGGAAATTTGGAAAGATGTACCCGGATATGTGGGATTGTATCAAGTTAGTAATTTAGGTAATATCCGTTCACTAAGCAAAAAACGTGGTTGGTTGCAATTGCGATGTAGATTAATGAAAGTAAGAAAGAATAAACATGGATATTTACAGGTTCATTTAATGAATGGTAATAATAGGAAAACATTTAATGTTCATAGATTAGTTGCAATTGCTTTCATTCCTAACCCCGAAAACAAACCATGTATAGACCATATAGATACAGACAAAACAAATAATCATGTGGACAATTTACACTGGGTTACATATTCGGAAAATTCATTAAATCCAATAACAAACGCAAAGCAAAGAAAAAGAACCGGATGGTTAAAAGATAGATTTGGAGAAAAACACCCTAATAGTAATAGGGTATTCCAATATACTAAGGACAATATAATAGTTGCAGAATATGGAAGCGTTGCTGAAGCTATAAGACAAACAGGAATAGCAAATATAAGTTATTGCGCAAATGGTAAAAGAAAAACGGCGGGCGGCTATAAATGGAAATATAAAGAGTAATAACCGGGGGTTGTAACAAGGCGTTGCAACCCCTTTTTCTATTGAGCCATTTTTAGACCGTTTCCGGGCATTTTATTTCAAAGTGGATAATTTACCCGTCCAGCTTGCAAAAGTCGCTTAAGTCGAAAATTCCAAGAAAATAACTCTTTTGGAACCAAAACAAAACTTTTTGAAGTTTAAGCCAAAAATAAAAGATAAAACCTTTGGTAATTAAAATAAAGGTTGTATATTTGCATCATCAAACAAGAACGACCGGGCGTTTTCCCGGAAAATAGAGAGCGAAACAATATGAATACTCAAAGCATTTATAACGGATTAGATTACACAACAAAAAAGATTAACCGCAATTTCAAAATCAAGGTAAACGGAATTGTAAACGGCAAAAAGGTTAATGTATTGGTTGGCGTGTCCGGTTTAATAAAGATTGTCGGCGACATTAAGTTAGTCAATCGCTTATTAAAACGTGCTTTCAATTGTTACGGAGACAAAGAGGTTTGCAAATTGCGCCGAGGCGTTAAAATCACTTTCTATTATCAGTAAACAACGACGGGGCGTTTTCCCCAGAACAATATAAATTTTCAATCATGGCAAAGTACATTTTAGTTAAGAAAGTAAAGGGAAAGAAATACGAGTACCAAGTTATTGACGTCGATAGTAAAGCGATTGTTTCAAAAAGAACGTCCGCCCGTGAATATGTGGCGTGTACCGCCGACGGGTCGTTTTATTTTGGGCGTTTGGATTTAATTGGCAAAGGCGACCACGGCAAACGGTTGAGCCATACGGCGGAAATATTGACGAACCCGGAAAAGGCATACAAAAAAATGGTTGCTTATTTCACGCCGGATTATCGTAAACAATGGATTGCCGAGAACCCCGCCGAACAATGGATTGCCCGCAACGTTGAGAGCGCAACAAAGGAAAAGGAAAGATTAAACGCAATTGCGTATTTGCAGTAATAACAAGCCGGGGGCGCAATCCCCCGGCATAATCATTTAGAGCGATGAATAAAACGAAACGTTACCGATTAAGTCAAGAAATATATAAGATAATCCAAAATGCAAACGGCGGGTTATTTTTGCTTTATACCCGGCACAATCCCGGCGATGTGTTGAGCCTATTATTAGATGGCAACGATATTGGGTTGATGTGCCGAGTTGAGAGCCGACACGACCAATATTATAAGTATTGCAAAGTAATTACGGAGGGCGAACAATGAGCCGTAACAGAGAGCGACAACAAGAATTGCAGCCGGGGCGGGTCGATTACGCCCGTACCCGGTTGGAGGCGTTGGGCTATCCGGTTACGGAGGTCAACGCCACGACCTTACAATTTACTTTCCGGGGTTCCCCGGTTACATTATACCCGTATTTCGGTTGGTTTACCGGGCGCACCATTACCGATGGACGGGGAATTAAGAACCTATTAAAACAAATACCTATGCGATTTGCATTAAGAAAACAAGAAAAGATAAAAGCGTATTTTGAGCCAAACGGGGACGAAATGTTGAACCGGATAAAAGAAAGTTTAACCCGGTATTTTTCCGCCGACCGTTCGGATTTCCCGGAGGGATTGCGGGACATTGAAAGCGATTATAACCAATTGCCGGGGGAACCATACCCAACCATTGCAATAAACGACATGGGTAACGCCGACCGTATGATTGAGTTCTATGTTACCGGAAAACAATACGACGTTTATCATGTGGCATTTAAGGGATTTACAAAGGGCTGATTATGGAAAGCGTTATTATTGAGGAAATGCGGGCGTTTATGCGGTTAGATTTGAACCCACGGCAAAAACAATATTTTGCCGATACAATCGCCGTTGCAAAACGTGTTGATATTGTCCGGGCGGCGGACGTGTTCAACGATTACGAATTAGAGATTATCCGGGATATACTGAAACCCCAACCGCAACAATGTTATCGGAATGCGCATTTGCTTTGCCAATTGTTCCCGGAACGGGTGCGATATTGCGAGGGCAAAACATTTGCTTTTATTCCGATAGAACACGCATTTAACCGGGTTGGCGACAAATACGTTGATATTACGTTTGAGTTTGCATTACAAAACGCCGAATTGTTAGAACATGAGTACGTTGTATTTGGCGAATACGATTTGCGAACGTTGGAACGAATTACAAGGGAAACCGGGTATTACGGCGATATATACCGAAATGTCTATATTGAGCGGGTAAAAGATAACCCCCGACGCAATGAAGTAACGCCGGGGGTTGGTACGCAGTAACCGAGAGCGATGTTATAAGGTTATGCGGTGCAACAAAATTAGTGCTTTTTATCTGTATTACAAGCATCCAACATTGAATAAATAAAATATTAAAAGATTTTATTTTTGGTAATATAGATTTTATTTGTACTTTTGCAGAAACAAAAACCCACCGGGGGATTACCCGGCAAAGATATGAGAATAAAAGAGAGCGATTTATTAAAACAATTGGCGACCGATAGCGGGAAAACAGCCAAACAAGTTTCCGAAATTGTCGTTTCGGAATTACTCAAAAACAAAGTTATTGAGGACGACCCGGACAATTGGGGCGTTTCCGTTTTCGATGCAATAAACGAGGACGTAACCGAGGAACAAACCGCCAATTGTTATGCGGCGATTTCCGAGGCGTTGGGCGTGTATCTGAAACGGGTATATTTCATTGTCCCGGATTTGGATTTAATGGGTAATGAAGATTGCCCGGAGTGCGGCGGCGAAATGGAAGTTACCGACGGGGAATATAAACAGACCGGAGGCGACGGATATTTGACCCCGCCGGAATATACCGCAATTTGGGAGGAAAAAACGTGTACGCATTGCGGACACAAAGAGAGCAACGAACCGAGTTATTAACAATAAAAGACTAAAGAAATGGCAGAAATGACGAAATTAAGAGTAAACGAGGCAATCGCACGGGCGCAAACCGCCGGAATTAAAGTTTATAAAAAAGAGGTTGCCGCCCGGTTATGGGAGGGACGCACCGAAAGCGCACAACAAGTTAATATGACTAACTTATGTAACGGTACGACTAAACAGATACGCCCGGAATGGGTTGTTATCATTTGCGAAATGTGTAATTGCACCCCTAATTATTTGTTTGGATATGAAGAATAACGGGTTACAATGGTTTGAACGCATGGCGGACGTTATGTTTTCCGATAGGTTCCAAGCGAAAGCGATTATTGCGACATTTGGAACGTTGGGCGTTGTTTGTCTGATTGGCGCATTTTGGAACCCGTGGCAATTGATGTTTGCGGGTATGTGTGCCGCAATGGTATTATGTGGATTTTCAGAATTAAAAGAGAGTAGAAAATGAGAGCGAACAAAAAGAAACCGGAAAATCCGGTACAAAAGACGGTCGAAAGTTTGGGAGCCGTTCCCGCTGACCAATTCCCGGAAATTACCGAGGAACAACAACAAATAATCCCCCCGTTTGAAGCGGTCGAGGTTGAGCAACCAACCGGAATATTTGAGATATTGCCGGGCATGACGGTTGAGGAAATGACGGCAATGTTTTTTGATGAAAAAACGTTGATTGAACCCCCGTACAAGGTTTGGCAATTGAATAGTAAGGGACACCGCTACTATTACCGATACGACGAGAACGGGAACCCGGAGTTTTTCCCGTCGGTTACAACGATATTATCCCAAACGTTGCCAAAAGCCCCGCATTTGATACAATGGATTGCAAGCAAAGGAATTGAGGAAGCGGAACGATACAAAGGCGAACGGGCGGCGTATGGTACATTCATGCACGCCGCATTTGAGGAATTATTAATTAACCGGGCTTATGATTTGGACGGGCTGAAAGGCAAACTAAAAGAATATATTGAGGTTTACCGATTGCCGGACGACTTTATTTATTACGCCGACGATTTGAAAAAGGACGTATTGGCGTTTGCTCAATTCGTATTGGATTATGATGTACGCCCGTTGGCGGTTGAAATTGCGTTGGTGCATCCATATTACAAGTATGCCGGAATGATTGATTGCCCGTGTACCATGTTGGCAAAGATTGGCGGGGACGAACGTATTAACGCAATCGTCGATTTTAAGAGCGGACGCAAAGGGTTTTACGAGGAAAGCGAGATACAATTAGGGATGTACCGGGATATGTGGAACGTCAATTTTGAGCAATTCCCCGTTACCCGTATTTTCAATTTCAGCCCGAAAGATTGGCGCAAAAAACCGTCTTACAATCTGAAAGAGCAAACCGAAAGCCCCAATATACGCAAAATCCCCTATCTGTTGGAGATTGCCGCCATTGAGGACGAAAAGCGGGATAATACGTTTACGGCGGTTAATGGTATGGTTGTTTTGGACGATAACCCGGATTTGTCCCAAAATATAATATCGTTGTCTTTGGCGGAATTGATTAAGACGAAAGCCCCCAAAGAGGCGACCCCGGACGAAACCACGGACGCCGCCGATACCGTCAAAGCGGATGCGGTTGCCCCGGAACAAACGCCGGAACCGGAGATTAAGAAAACAAAGATTGTCAAACGCACCGGGAAAACGGCAAAGGAGGCGGAAAAGAAGCCCGACACGGGACGAAAGGCTGCAAAACGGACGGTTGCACCGGAAAAGAAACAAAAGCCCGCAAATGCGCCCAAAAAGCCCAAAAACGAGAATAAGAAAAGATTGTTGAACGACGACCCCGAAATATGAAAACGATAAAAAGATTTGATTGCTATTTGATAAACAAAAACGGCGTTGTTTTCTCTAAAATAACGGGGAAAGAATTAAAGCCGTTTTTGCGTAAGGGTTATTTGTGTGTTTGTCTTTATAATTTTGGTATAAAATGTACTATCTATGTTCATAGATTAGTTGCCGAAACATATATTGATAATCCACGAAATAAACCTTGTATCGACCATATCGACGGGAACCCGTTTAATAACCATGTGGATAATTTGCGTTGGGTTACACATTCGGAAAATAACAATAATCCGATTACAAAACAACGGCAATCTAAAAGCGCAAGTAAGCCAATGACGGGTAAATTTGGAGCCAATAACCACTTATCAAAAGCGGTTTTAATGCTTAAAAATGGCGTTGTTATTAAAGAATACCAATCTATAAATTTGGCAGAAATGGACGGTTTTAATAATTCGCTAATAGTAAGATGTTGCAAAGGATTACGCAAAAAACATAAAGGTTATGAATGGAAATATAAAAGGTAGAATTGTTAGACCGGAGGCGGAAAAATCCCGTTTGATTTTGCCCCGTGTCGGACAAATAAAAATCGGAATGAAAAACGCCAACGGATACCCGCAAAGCGTTGATTATTTCATACCAACGGGAAAGTATGCCGGGTTATTTACACAGGCATACGGCGAAAAGCCCCAAACAATCCAAATCGTTTTCCCGGACGACGACCCGGCAAAAGTATGTAACGAACGTTACGAATACCGGGACGACGACGGGCGATTGATTGCGGCGGGCGATGGCGACACGTTCCAAGTATGGGACGGAAAGAAATACGAAACGTTGACAACGGAAAAGTACCCAAATTTAATGCAGTCAATAACGAAGCGTTACCCGAATAAAAAGAGCCGCCAACCGGATTGCGACGGTTGGGAGGTTACATTAACGCTAAACTTTATTGTTCCGTTGGTTCGTGGGGTTGCCGGGGTGTGGCAATTCGCCACAAAAGGCACGGCGTCCACAATCCCGCAAATTCGGGAAACGTTCGACGGTATGTTAGCGGAACGGGGATTTTGTAAGGGAATTATATTTGATTTGAACGTACAATTTGCCACGACCCAAAAGCCCGGCGACAAATCCCGGTTCCCGGTTGTTTCGTTGGTTCCGAACGAAAGCCCGGACAATGTTTTGAAAGTGCGTAAAGCGTGGGAACCTGTTAAACAATTGGAGGGCGGCGAATAATGGCGGATACTATCAGACGAACCAAAAGGACGGGCAATTTTACGACCGTCCGCAACGAATATTTACAGGACGTAAATTTGAGTTGGAAAGCAAAGGGATTGATAACGTATATTATGAGTTTGCCCCCGGATTGGCAATTGAATTTGTCCGACCTAAAAAAGAGGTCAAAGGACGGACGGGACGCAACCGCCGCCGGATTGCGTGAATTGATAACGAACGGATATTGCCAACGTTACAAAATTCGTAGCGACGGAGGAACATTTGTTGGATGCGATTACGAGGTTAGCGATATTAAAGAGTTTGAACCGGAACAACCACAAACGGAAAACCCGTTTATGGATACGCCACAAACGGGAAATCCGGTTGCGGTTAATCCAGAAACGGAAAAACCCGATACGGGAAAGCCGACACAAGTAAATACTAATCCAAGTAATAAAACAGATATACCAAATACTAATCCAAGTAAACCCGCCAACCCTGTTGTCGGGGATTTGTTCCCGGAACAACAACAGGATTTGGAAAAGGATAAAAAAAGAACGTCCATATTTCGCAATTCCGATGTTTACAAATTGGTTAAGTTCGGGGCGGACGGCGTAAATGATTATTCCGAGTTTGAAAAACTGTTTGCGACGCCGGAATTTGAAAAGGTCGATTTGATTTATTATTTCCACACGGTCGCCGATTGGTCGGAAACCAAACAGGGAGTTAAGCGAACCCGCACGGGTTGGATTGCGACGGTACGCAATTTTATCCGGGGCGACATTGAGAAAAAGAAATTGCATTTGAAACCGGAATACCAAGCCCCGCAAAAACAGTTGAACGTGGCGGGCGCAATGGAATTTCTTAACAACGATTATTGATTATGGAAAATTTGCCGGAAACAGTAAATACGCAATCCGTGGCGTTGGTGATATACAACCCAACGCCCGGTACAAAAGCAATCGACATACGCCGACAAATGTTGCAATTACCGGAGGTTGCCAAATCGTTATCCGGGGTCGAAAAGTACATTTTCGCCGCCTCAACGAAAATGCAAATTGCCGATATTGACGACGGCACGTTGATTGCGAAAACCGGGCAAATGTTCCGGTTTATTGCAATGGACGTCGGGTATATAATCCCGACCAATCCGGAAGATTGGGCGTACATTTGTACCCGGTTGTTGGATATACTCAAAAAATACTATTCGCAAATGACATTGGCGGATATTAAGTTGGCATTTGAGTTGGCGACAACCGGGGAATTGGACGACTATTTGCCGAAAGACAGTCAAGGCAACCCGGACAAAAAGCATTACCAACAGTTTAACGCCGATTATTTCGCAAAGATATTGAACGCATACCGCCGGAAACAAAACGGGGTTATACATAAAGCGTATAAGGCATTGCCGGAGCCGAAAAAGGAATTGACGCCGGAGGAAAAACGGTATTATCACAACCAAACCGTCGCCCGATGTAGGGAGGTATTTTTGCAATACAAATATACCGGGCGGTTTGTGTTGGGGATTACTGACGGAATGTTAATTTATGATTGGTTGCGAAAGTTGGGTTTTGCCAATGAGGTTGCCGGAACCGAAGACGACCGCAAACAAGCATTTGCCCGATATATGCAACGTGTCGCCCGTGGGTTCGTCAACAAGTACGAGGCGTACCACGTCCAACGTAAGGGAACCGACGCCCCGGAGTTGGATTTTACGGCGTATGAGATAGCGAGGGACAAAGAGATTGCCCGGACGTTTGACCGAATGATTGCCGACGAATTACAGATTGATAACTATTTAGATTTTTGGAAATGAACAAAATAACGATTGATTGTATTATTGGGATTGACCCCGGAAAAACCGGGGGGATTGCCGTTTGGCGTCCGAACCATAAAACCGAGGTAATAAAAATGCCGGGCGACCTTATGGAGTTGCGGCAATGGTTTGATTATATGAAAAGTATTTGCCGCCCGTTGGTATTCGTCGAAAAGGTTCAATTGCGCCCGGACGACGTGAACGACAACCCCGGTAAGGCGTTCCGGGTTCAAAAACTGTTATCCGAGTTCGAGAAACTGAAAACGATAATTGCCATGTGCGACGTACCGTTTGTTTTGGTACACCCCCAAAAATGGCAAAATGAATTGAAATTGCGGGTTAAGGGAGAGGAAAAGCCGGAGCGCAAAAAGCGATACCAACGAGCCGCCGCCGATTATTACCCCGATGTTAAGGCGACGTTGTGGAACGCCGACGCCCTTATGATAATGCACTTTGGACGGTACATTTTGCACAACAACCCCCGTTGGGTTTTGGAGAATTTGCCCGCCCCGATGCACGACCGTTTATTTTAAGCCCCGTATTTCGATTATTTTGTTTGAATGGGTAAAAGTGTGGCAGACGAAAACAAAAGCCCGCAAATCGAAAATCCGGCGAAAATAACGTTGGAAGAATTGGCGTACATGGTTAAACAGATGCGCCACAACCAACGGAGGTGCGAACGGAACCCAACGCCGGAAAAGATTGCAACCCGGACGGCATGGGAACAAAAAGTTGACGGCGTTATTGCCGTCTTAACAGATACGCAAATGAAATTATTTTGATTTTATCCCGGTACGACTTGCGCCGTATCGGGATTTTTTTGCCCTAACACGAAAATAAAAAGAAAAAATTTTGGTAATTAAAATATTCCCCGTATTTTTGTGGCATGAAATAACAACGACCGGGCGTTTTCCCGGTAATGCTAAAAAAATAAAAGCAATGAGAGCGAAAACAACAATCAGCGATTTCCGGTTTGAGTTTGCCGGGTACGGACATTACAAAGTAACTTACACGTCGCCCGTTACGGGTAAAAGTTGGACGGCAAAAACAAATGATATGCCGTTAATTGATGCGACAAAGAACGCCGACGACCCCAAACGTTGCGATTTGGAAACCCTTAAACGAATTTGCAAAAATGGATAAGGACGAATTGGGAGCCGTTCGCCATGCAATGACGGCAAAAGAGTTGAACGACCTGTATAAGCGTTTGGAAAACTTTATTGCCGATTGCACCCGGTCGGAGGTTGACGCCAACCGGGATGCGCTTAACAAGGTGCAAAGCATGATACACCAAAGAATGATATTAACAAACAAATAAGTAGTAACCGCCGGGGGCAACCCCGGCATAAAAAGAGCGATAAAATGATTATCAAAAAATTAGAGTTGTCGAATTTCCAAGTAATTAAGGAGTTCAACGCAGATTTTGAGGGTAATGTATATTTCATTACCGGGGACAATGAGTTAGGAAAATCCACGCTATTAAAGGCAATCGGGGCGTTGTTGACCGGGAACCGGGACGCCGTGTTGCGTAATGGCGAGGACAAAGGGTTTGCCAAAATGGTTGTCGGCGACGACGGCGAGGAATACGACGTTGAATTGCGGTTTACCAAAGCCAACCCCCGTGGTACGTTATCAATCAAACAGAAAACAACCGGGATGCGGTCGGATAACGTAAGTATGTTGCAAAAGGTTTTCGGATATACGGATTTTGACGCCGTGGAGTTTTCCCGGTGGTCTGAAACCGCCGAGGGTCGCCGAAAGCAAGTGCAATACGTCCGGGCATTGTTGCCGGAGAATGTGCAAAAACGTATTGCCGAGATTGACGCCGAGGTTATGACCGTTAAGGAGAAAAGAAAGGACGCCAACGCCGAGGTCAAGACGTACACGACCATTTGCGCCGCCGCCGAAAAGCAGTTGAAACCGGGCGACGTCAAAACGTATGCCGAGAAAATCGACATTGCCGATTTAATGGAGGAACAAAACGAGAACGCCCGGTTGATTGAGAAAGCGAAAACCGTGCGTACCGCATTGCAAACCCGGACGGAACAATTGGAGGCAATCCCCGGTCGTATCAAAGCCGCCGAGGAAACCAAGAATACAGAGATTGACGCCGCAATAAAGTATGAGGCGGAAGCCCAAGCCGAATACGACCGTATTGTTGCCGAGGCAAAAAAGGCATTGGAAGCGGCAAAGAAAAAGAGCAAAGCGGATGCGAAAGCCGCCGCCGACAAATACGACGAAACATTGGCGCAAATCCAAACGGATAAAGCCGATTACGAAACCCGTAAGAACAACGCCGCCGCATGGTTGGCAAAGTACGAGGAAAATAACCCGGAGAATTTGGATACAGCCGAACGCCTCAAACAAGCCGAGGAACACAACAAAATAAATGCGTTGGTTGTGGACTATCTGACGAAGAAAAAGCAAAAGGAAGCCGCCGAAAAAGTCGCCCAAACCCACGAAAAAAAGTTGTCGGATTTGCTCAAAGAGCGGGAAAACCTTATTGCGAAATCGGAATTGCCGATTGCCGGGTTGACGTTCACGGACGACGGATTGGAGTTAAACGGCGTTCCTTTCGTCGCCGGGAAAGTGTCGGATAGTCAGATAATGGAGGTTGCCGCAAAATTGATTATCGCAAGCAATCCAACCGTTAAGGTATTCCGCATTGCGAGGGGCGAAAGTTTGGGCGCAAAACGTCTGCAATCCCTTATCGAATTAGCCCGGAAAGAAGGCTATCAAGGATTTATCGAGGAAGTCAAGCGAGGACAGGACGATTTAATTATTGAGGAATACAGCGAAACCGAGTAATTAACCGGGGGCGTCGGTTCCCCGGCGTCCCTTAAACAAAACAATATGGAAGTTAAAGAAATGACAATTGAGGACGTGTTGAAAACGCCGTTGTTTTTTGAGAATGTGAAACGCCAATTAACGAGCCTTTGGAACGACCGGGAGAAAGCCCGTGAGGATGCGACCCGGAATAATACGAGGTTGCGGGCGCACGTTATCGACCGTATGCACAATGCCGGGCAGTGGGAACCGGGAAATTTCGTTATTATTTTCGCAAAAGTGTTGGATAAGGTCGCAACCGGGTATTCGTCGAGCGAACGGGCGTTTATCCGTGCGGTTGGAATGACAGCGTTTAATGTCACAATGCAAAAGTTAATCGACGATGAGAAAGCGAGAAATAACGGCAACGGGGACGATAAATAATAACGGCGGGTTGGCAATGTACATGGGCGAATTAAACGAATTTTTCAAGGGTTGGAAAGGTTCCCGGATAATTGCCCGGTTTATTGTTGCGTCGCCCGGTTCGTCCGAGGCTTTGAAAGGCTATTATTTCAACTATGTTGTACCCACGTTCCGACACGCCATTTGGGAGGCGGGCGAACGTCTTACGGAGGAACAAACAGAACGCCGATTGCGTGAGTTGTCCCCGGTTATGTATGAGCAAACCCCGGATATTAACACCGGGAAATATGAAACCCGGTTGCGGACAATTGCAGAGTTGAGCAATGCTGAATTAATAGAACATATCGAATTTTTAAAACAACTTGCAAGTGAAGAATATTGTTTGTATATTGCAGACCCAAATGAAATTTGATTATGGAAAATGAAATATGGAAAGAAATACCCGGATATGAAGGGTTGTATGAGGTTAGTAATTACGGGAAAATTAGGTCTATTAAAAGATTAGAAAAATGCGGTAATAAAATAAGAATACGAAAAGAACGTATTTTGAAACAATCATTAAGGCGTGGTTATTTGTTTGTATCATTATGTAAAAATGGGGAAAAAGAAAATGTTGTAATACATAGAATTGTAGCATTATTATTTATTCCTAACCCAAATAATATGCCGGAAGTAGACCATATTGATGGTAATAAAATTAATAATAAAGTCAGTAATTTACGATGGGTAACAGCAAAACAAAATAGCAATAATTTAAAAGCCCCCAATACGTATATTGGTAAAAAACTAAATAAAGGAGGCAAGGCAGTTTTGCAATTTGATTTATCGGGTAACTTTATAAAAGAATGGGTTACAGCAATGGAAGTTGAAAGAAGTTTAGGTTTTAGACGTAGTTCTATAAGTAATTGTTGTAATGGCGTTTTGAAAACAGCATTTGGTTTTAAATGGAAATATAAATGATATGTTTTGCAAGTGTAACGGAAAACGTAAGAATTACCCGTTGGCGGGTTGGCGGATTATTCGCCACGAATACACGCCAAAGCATTACAGCCGGATAAAGTGTTTGCGTTGTGGGTGCGTTTGGATTACACGGGCAAAATATGTTGAGCAAACGCCCAACGACGACGGGCAAAAACGATTATTTTAACGAACAAAAAAAGTAACGAGAGTATGAATTTTGAATTAAAAGATATTTGTTTTTTCGATTGCGAAACAACAGGAGTACCCGCAAAGGGTTTGAAATGGGATGCGGATTTTAACCAATTCCCGCACGTCGTACAATTGGCGTGGGCGTTCGGCGACAAAGAACGCAGTTTTATAATTAAGCCGGACAATTACGAGATACCGACGGAAACAACCGCAATACACGGGATAACGACCGAACGGGCAATTGCCGAGGGCGTGCCGTTTGCCGAGGTTGTGGACGAATTTTTAGCGGATGCCAACGCCGCCCCGCTTGTATGTGCGCACAACATTTACTTTGATAGTTCAATGTTAAAAGCAAACGTTTTGCGCTATTGTGGACGGGAATATTACGACGCACATGTTGAGGACGCATTACATAAGGGTAAACGCATTGATACAATGATGGAAACAATTAAGTTTGTCGGCGCATTGTATTCAAACGGGCGACCGGGAAAATATCCCAAATTAGAGGAATTATATAGTAAGTTATTCCCCGGCGAAACATTCCCGGCGCATGACGCATTAGAGGACATAAGGGCGTTGCGCCGTTGCGTCCCGGAATTGGTTAATTTGGGGATTATTGAGTTAGCGCAAAAGGAATACCCGGCGGAACAACTCAAAGCCCAATTTGAGCCGGAAAAGCCCAAAGGCGGGCGCAATATTGAGTTCCACGACCCCAACCCGGTAACGGAACCAATCGGAACCGGGGAACCCGTCCCGGAACCGGAACGCCCGGCGGTTCCGTCGAATAGTAAGACACGGGAATTGTTGGACGAAAACGAATTTTGATTAAAACCGTGCCGGGCGAGTTCCCGGCGACAAATAATATTATAATATGAACGAAGAAAAAAAAGCTGCAAACGTTATGTTGATACCAAGCGAAGAGGCGTTTGCATTGTCTAAAGTCAAGACATTAAAAGACGGCGGGTTAGACGTGCATTATGAAGTTACCGAAACAATCGGCAATGAGAGTTACACGAACAAATACCACGTCGAAAGTGCAAAGGACATACACCCCGATTTGCGGGATTGTTTCGACCGTTTGCGCCCAATCATGGGACGAATTTTCAATATTACGTCTTTTCTTTCAATGGTTGAAACGTCCGATTTCAAGGCAACCAAAAAGCAAAGCGAATTATCACGGGATTTTGCCGACGAAATGTTGAAAAACATAGAAGTTCGGGGCGTGTCGTTTTCCGGTCAAGACGATAACGTAGGGGTTGTTTTAACCGGGTTGTTTACCGTGTCAAACAATCAAAAAACCGCTATCAATTCCCCCCGCCTTAAATTCAATACGGAAACGTTCGGGTTTGAGGAAGAATTAGAAGAAATTGCCGCCGACATTGAAACCGAGGTTTACGCATTTCTTTTCAAAGGGAAAAAGGCGCAATTGGAGTTGTTCGGGGCTGATGGCGAAGCCGCACCCGGATTGAATGCCGAAAAGATAGAGGACAACGGATTGTTCCCGGATATTAACGACCCGGCGGACGACCCAGAACCGAACGACGAAACGGCGGAAATGTAAGAGTATGGAACCGTATTTGTTGACAGACCGGGACGAATACCAATATTGTATCAATCGGGGGTATAATCCCCTGATTGATATAAAGCATTTTACAATGGATATTCGTTTGAGGGTTGAGATACAACGGGAATTGTTCGGGCATTGTATTACGGGACGGGGCGCAAATATCATGGCGGCAAATGAACGCTTTTTCCGTTGGGTTTGGGAGCATAAGCCGCACCGATGCGAGGAATGTTTAAAGCCGTTACGGAATTATTCCGCCGTTTATTGTTCGCATATATTGACCCGTGGAGCGTTTCCCGAAATGGCGCATGATGCAAGAAATATAAATATACTATGTTTTGAACATCATTCATATTGGGAGAATGGCGACCGGGAACGAATGAGAATATACCCGGCAAATATGCGGCTTATCGAGTTAATGGAAACAGAGTATCAACAATTACAAATCCGGTAAATGAGAACAAAAAAGAGAACGCCCGATTTTGGGGCAATTTCCCGGTCGTCAATCAAACGAGATTTTCAAAGGGTACAAAGATACCCCAAAGAGGAAAAACGCCCGGAAATCGAAGAATTGCCGAAAATAAATGCGGAACGCCGCATTATCCATATATCCGAAACAAGCGCATACGCCAAATTTGCCCGTTTCATTGTCGGCAAATTGATACGGATACGGGGAAAAGCCAACGTTGGGGGTAATTCATGGTATTGCGAGTTTGTACACGACGACGACCGTAAGGCGTTAAATATGGCGGCGGGTTGGTCGGACAACAAACGGGAATACCTGTTTGATGGGATTAAATTCAAAACATGAAAAAGACTTGCAACAATTGTATTCGTTGGGGAACAATGGATTGCCCGAATAGTTTTTATTGCTATTCCACGGAAAACAAACCGTTTTTCCAACCTAAAAAAAGATGTTCCGCATTTGCGGCGTTAATCAGTTTAATAAAAAAGAAATTTCGATTATGAGTGTAAACAAGGTTATTTTATTAGGACATACCGGGAAAGCCCCGGATTTTAAGGAGTTCGACAACGGGGGTTGCGTGGCGACCTTTTCGTTGGCAACCACGAAACGAGGTTATACTACAAAGGACGGGCGGCAAATCCCGGAGCGTACCGAATGGCATAACGTCGTATTGCAAAACGGTTTAGCAAAAGTCGCCAATCAGTACGTCAAAAAGGGCGATAAACTTTATATTGAGGGGGAATTAAGAACCCGCAGTTATGACGATGCGCAAGGCGTGAAACGATACATTACCGAGATTGTCGCAACCGATATGGAAATGTTGACCCCGAAAACAACCGGAGCCGGAACGCAAGCCCCGCCAACCGCACCGCCCGCACCCGCCCCGGAACCGTCGGACGATTTACCGTTTTAATCTGTTTGAGTTATGGGAGCGATAAACGGACGGGTTATTTACAGCCCAAAAGGGAAAGCCGGGGAATATGCCGAGAACGCCGCCAACTTTTATGTTGGTTGTTCCAACGGATGCACGTATTGTTATTTGCGCAAAGGGCGGGGCGCAAAGGTATTGGGAGGTAATACCCCCGAATTGAAAAAGACATTGCGAGAATATCCATACGCATTGGATATATTTACAAATGAGTTGTTGAAGCATAAGGACGAATTACAAAAAACGGGGTTATTCTTTTCGTTTACGACCGACCCGTTATTGCCGGAAACGCAACGGTTGACCCGTCAAGCAATCGGCGTTTGTCAACGCCACGGCGTCCCGGTTAAGGTATTGAGTAAATGCGCCGATGGTATCAATATTTTAATCGACTTTGCCGAGGCGTCCGAGGGTTGGGATAAATCCCGCATTGCCATTGGTTCCACGTTGACCGGGTGCGACGAATTGGAACCAAAAGCAAGCCCAAACCGGATGCGTATAAACGCATTGGCACGGGCGAAACGCCACGGGTTCCGTACCTTTGCAAGCGTTGAACCAATCCCCGTGGGAATGTTTGACCGGGCGTTTTCTGTAATTGCTTTGTCGTACCCGTTTGTTGACTTGTTTAAGATAGGGTTGCAAAGCGGTTGCAGATATACCAAGCGGGAAACATTGACGTTTTACAACAACGTGTTCGACTATTGGGAGGCGCACCCGGACAAAACGCCCCGGATATATTGGAAAGATAGTTTTTTGAGTGCGTCCGGGATTGTCCGGGAATTGTTGCCCGCCTATTGTGTTAATCGCAATTATAACTTATTCTAAAATGGAAAATCAAGGTAAAGAAAAAAAGCAATTAGAACATTCTGCAAAAATGGCTTTTTTAGCAGTTATAGGAATGTTAGTAATAATAATTTTAGCAATTATAAATAATGCAGTACAATAACAAAGATTACAAGCCCGCCCAACACGACCGTTGGCGGGCGTTGACAGTAAAGAACCCGTATGCAACGCAATTGGTAACGGCGGCGTATGAGGACAACGGGATTGTTTACGGCGAAAAATGTATTGAGGTACGCAGCAAAAACACGCCGTACCGGGGCGATTTAATGGTTTGTTCGTCTGCTAATCCCGTAATTGCGGGATATGAAAGCGGCGTTACTTTGGGATTGGTTGAATTGTACGACGTTAAGCCCGTCGCCGATTTTACCCCGGAAGATTGGGAGAATACCCGCATACCGCCCGAAAAACGTAAATCCATTACAAAGGGGTTCGGTTGGCTGATGCGGAACCCCCGCCGGGTAGTTGAGTTTCCAATTAAGGGACAATTGGGTATCTATAATCTCGTATATACCAAAGGCGTAATAACCGAATACCCACGGGCGTTGGTAGTTGATAAACAGAGTTACGAATTATTAAACAGAAAAGGAAATGAGTAAAAAACAAGTTGGAATTATCCGCAACAATGGCGACGTACATACGGCGCAAATTGGGTTTCATATCGGACGGGTTGGCGTATCTGTTTACGTCCGGGAATATTGGAAATATAAGAGTTGGTTTGTTGTTCCCGGCGTGTCTGTGGATGCGGTCAACGGTTACGACCGTTACGTTGACATTGAGGCGAAAATATTGTTTGTCGGCATTGGCATACGGTTTATATGGATTAAAAGAAAGGTAAAACGATGAAAGCAAAGATTTTATTGTTATCTTTGGCAACGCTTTTGTTGGGGGCGTGTCAAAGCGAGAACGAACCAACGGAAACATTTTATTTACTACAAAAATCCGAGAGCATGGAAGAAAGAAACGAGTTTGTAACGAATACCACGGCGGCAATGATACAGATTAACGCCCCCCGGTATAATTGTGAGATTGTCGAAACCGCATTAGCCGGGGGCGATAGGGTACGAATTTGCGTAAAAGGCGCAAAGGACGATTTGGACGCATTGTTTGACTATGTAAACGAAGCGGGCAAAGAATGAGAGTTAAGCAACCCGAACCGTTCGACCCAAACAGAGAGTACAACCCCGGCGAACGTTGCGTTTACCGGGGTATGGTATTGATTGCCGAGATATGGACGGCGGCGGATGCACGATTAGCCAACAACAACCCCGCAATATTTACGCAACGTTGCGTTCGCTGCAAAATCCAAAGGGAAGATTGCCCCGGAATAGGTAGGCAATGCGATAAGTACAACAGAACCGACCGAAAAACGATATTTTGGCGGTTGGCATATACGAAAACAGTAAGAACGAATAAAAAATTAGAATGACAGAAAGTAAGTTAAACCCGTTTGATGCGGAATTGTTGGTTATGATTGGCGATATTGCCAAAAGCCAACCGGAGGTCGAGGAAAACCCCGACCGTTACGAAATCACGGTTGACACAACCGAGATACAGGGAAACGCAATTGAAGCACTAAAACAGGCAGTCGCCGGACGATTGGGGAAACGCTTGTTAGTTACCCACACGTTAGACGCCGCCGTTGTTTTCAACGTCGAGTACGACCCGACGGAATACCCGGAACAAATCCGCACCCGGTTAGTTGAGCCGGACGCCACGGCGGGAACCCGATATTGCCGCACGTTGTTAGAAGTTGACGCAATACAGGTACGCCGGGACAATTTGGACGACCTGTTGAGATTTACCGGAGGCGGAACCATGACGATACCGAGAACCCCAAACGGGCGGGCGGTTTATTCGTTCCCGGACGGCAACGGCATTTTCATTGACGCCCCGGAAACGTACTACATTGTCCGGGAACCGGACGGACGATTGACAACCCGCCCGGAAAGAGAGTTTAACCGGGAGTTTGAGCCGAAAGGCGTAAGCGTACCGAAAGAACCCGGCGATAAGGGATGCGGGAATTGCGCCAACTTTACAAACGAGGATGTCAACGGGAACGGTTATTGCGAGGCGTTCAAATGCGAACAATCGTGCGGCGTTATGCCGTGCCAAGAGTACAAACCTAAAAATCAATAAAGCGATGAACAAAAGAGAAAAATTTTTGAAAGAGATTGCCGAGGTTATCAACCGTAATTCTTTGGAGGCGCATTTTAACGATACCCCGGATTACATATTGGCGGAAGTAGCAGTTGAAGCAATGGAGAATTTCGCCGAAGCGTCCGCACGGAGGGACAATTGGCACGGGTTCAAAGAAGCCGATAAGCCGGGCGAGGTTGTGCGGAATGAGGATTGCGACAATTGCCCGGTTCGGGGGATTTGCCCGGAGCATAAGAAGCCGGAGGCGTTCGACGTCCCAAAGGAGGTGCGAGCAATGGCGGAATTTTTCGGCAAGATGTTCCCCGGTTCCAAAGTAGAAATACACCGGGTCGAAATGCCGAAAAGGAACCCACGGGATAAACGCCGGGCAAAGAACAAAAGGAAAGGGGGCAACAATGGGAAAAAGTAATTGCCCCGGACAATCGAAGCCCGAAAAGATATGCGGGACGTGTCGTTATTTTAACCCGGAATATCCGATAAACGGGAAACCCCGCCCGGTATGTTTAGCGTTGAAAGAAACCAAAGACGGGCATACGTATAAAATCACATTAGGAGTTGAACCGCCTTTTCATTGCTCAAACGGAAAGTATGAAAATGGAATAGGACGATAGAGCAATAGCCCCGGAAACAAAGCCGGGGTTTTGCCGTTTATATGTGAGAGAGAACAAACGGTTGGCAATGCGGCGAAAAAGCCGTAAATTTGCCCCGTGGTTAAAAGATAACCACCGAGATATAGAAAGTATTGAATAAGACAATAAAGCCTCTTAAAATGGAAATTCCGTGCAAATAACTTGCAAAAGGGCCAGCAACGTTTTAAGGAGGTAAACAGGGGAAAGGATAAAGCCCGGAACAAAAGAACAAAGGCAAAGGAGCCGATAAGGAGCCAACCAAAGGACGAAAAGGCGTAAAAGGCAGATTTTGACCCCTGTTTGACATTAAAAGAGGTTAGACGATGAAAAAGAGAAAGAAGCCATTAGGCTACAACAAACGTTCCGAGGAACAACGAATTTATGACATTCGGTTTTGTGCCGATTTATTTTTGCGTGGTTATTCGTACCGGGAAATTGCGGACGCATTGAACCGGGATTTGTCCGCCCGTGGAATGGGTTATACAATAACCTTTCAAATGGTTTATTACGATTTGCAACAATGCCTTATTGAGTGGAAACGGGAACGGTTGGATAATATCGACGAATACGTTACGCAGGAATTGCGCAAATTGGATAAAATGGAGCAACAAGCATGGGAGGCGTGGGAAGCGTCGAAAACCGGAAAGATGCGCACCAAAGAGAAAACCAACAAAGGGCGACCAATCAAAACCGATGCCGAGGACAGCGACCCGGAATATTACGGGTACAATGAAACCGCAACCGAAACGTCCGCCGGGAACCCCCGGTTTTTGGATTTGCTTTTGAATATCCAACAACGCCGGGCAAAGATGTTAGGGTTTGACGCACCCGTTAAAATTGAGATACCCGGATATAACGCCACGACCGACGACGATAAACCAAAGTACGACGTTAAGGCAATACCGGACGACCTGTTATTTGCCGTTGCTGATAAATTGCAGTCCGCCGAATTTGCAAAAGCTATGAACGAGAAAGGAGGGTTGCAGTAATGGCAAAGAAAGTAACCGCCGCCCGTCCGTCCCAATCGCAACCACAATGGCAAAAGGAGGTTTGCGATACGTGCCGTTTTTCTGAATGGATAACCGACGACCATAGGCACCGAGATTTGAACGGGAAACCGATTTGTTTGCGTTGCCCCAATTACCCGCATTACATTGTACGAGGTCGCCGGGCTTGTAATAAATGGGAGAAAGGAGTTAAGAAATGAACAACGAACAATTATTGCAGATGTATAAGGCATTAAGCGAGAATCCCGGCGAATTGGTAAAAGCCGCCGCCCGCAAACGTCTTATTAACTTTGCCCGATATATGCAGCCGGATTTAGTGTTAGAACCGTTTCACGTCGTATATTATACCCTGTTGGATATGTTCGCACACGGAAAGATACGAAAGATGATTGTACAACAACCGCCGCAACATGGAAAATCGGAGGGGTCGAGCCGAAAGTTACCCGCTTTCATGGAGGGATTGAACCCGGATTTGAAAATAGTTATCGGGTCGTATGCTGCAACCATTGCACGGGATTTCAACCGGGATGTACAACGTATTATCGACACGCCCCGATACCGGGAATTATTTCCCGGCACCTATCTAAACGGTTCCAACGTCGTAACAATGGCGAATACCTATTTACGGAATAGCGATGTTATCGAAATGGTAGGGCGCAAAGGTTCTTTACGTGTTGTAGGTCGTGGCGGTTCCCTTACATCTAAAACCGTGGACGTGTCGATATTAGACGACGTGTATAAAGATTATGCCGAGGGTAACAGCCCAATAGTAAGGGCGGCGGCGTGGAAATGGTACACAACCGTTGTTCGTACCCGCTTACATAACGATTCGCAGGAATTAATAGTATTTACCCGATGGCACGACGACGATTTGATAGGACGCATTGAAAAGAGTGGGGAATTAATCATTGATGTAACCCGTTGGGCTGATTTGGATAACATACCGCCGGGGGCGTGGGTGCGCATAAACTTTGAGGCGTTGAAAACCGGGGAACCGACCGAGATAGACCCCCGCCCGGTTGGGGCTGCATTATGGGAGGGACGGCACAACCGTATGAAGTTGGAAGCGCAAAAGGCATTAGACCCGGTACAATTTCAATGCCTCTATCAAGGCAACCCCGGTTCCGCCGAGGGTCGATTATATCAACCGTTCAAAACATGGGTTGAAAAATCCGATTACGGCACGTACATACGTTCCGGCGCATACATTGACGTTGCCGATGAGGGCGACGACCTTTTGTTTGGTGCAACGTATGACGTCTATAAATCTGATAACATGGTTTTCAACGAGAAAACAAAGCGTATGGAACCGTTGTTATTTGCTTTAATTACGGATATGGAAATGACGGACGAAAACACGGACGTAACAACCGTAACCGTTCCGGCGATGATAAACCGCAACGGCACGCAAAAAGCATGGGTTGAGAGCAACAACGGGGGTGCGGGCTTTGAAAAGGTTATTAAAAAGAAAGTCCGGGCAATTACCGACCCGTTTTATCAAGGGGGTAACAAGGAAAGCCGGATAATCACTAATTCCGCAATGGTAAACCAACATATCATTATGCCGTTCGGATGGGAAACCCGGTACAAAGCCGTTTACGACCATGTTACAACCTTTTTGCGTAATTTCGATGCAAACACGCACGACGACCCGGAGGACGGATTAACCGGGATTTACGAAAAAGAGATTGCCGACGGTAATATACAACCATACGCACACGCAAACCGAGGTGTAAAACGACGCAATTAGCATTATTTTTGAGATATGCAACATTGTAGCCGAAAAAGTTTATAACTTTGTAGGCGAAAACAAAGGGCAAAGGGACAGCCCGGAGATAGTAAATAATAGTTTTAACGTTAAAAATTGAATTTATGATTACTTGTAAGTGTCCGGCGGCGGCTTCATTGCCCGATATTCCCGCCGTTAAATGTGCCGAAAGTTTCGGGCAAATCCAAAAGGTAGCGTTTCAACGTCTAACCAAAGACGATGGAAGCAAAAACAGTTTTACGAGTGAAAAGGCAATTACTTCGCTTGCTTCATGGACGCCGTTATTGGCGGTGGATGATAGCACAAAAATTGTTGTTTCCCCGTATATCCAAGCCCCGACCAACGAAGCCGGAGCCGCCCGAACCTTTGGAGGTGGTAACGAAACATTGGGAGGCGTTGAGGAAATTATAGGGCGTGAACCAAACCCGTTTACCGGGGTAATGCGTAAAATCCCCCAATCAGTAATTAAGGCAATGAAAGAATTGCAATGCGAAAGTTGGGCGGACAATTTGGGCGTCTATCTGTTTGACGAAAACGGAAGTATTGAGGCAATACAGGACGAAACGGTAAAGACAACGTATTATCCTATTCCTATCCGTTCGTTGTTCATTGGCGACAAAACGCATGGCGGATTGGAAGCCCCGGACAGCAACGCAATACAATGGGCGTTTTTGCCGAACTATTCGGACGACCTCACAATTGTAACCCCGGATTTCAACCCGCTAACTGATTTGAAACCCGCAAACGGTTGACGATATGGCGGCAAAGGTTACAAAGGTTAAATTAGTTTGTCCGCCGCATGGTTTAACCGATGAATTTGAGATTAAGCACGCCGAAAGGTTGTTGCGGATGCCAAACAACGGCGGTTGGCAGTTACCCAAAGACAGCGATTTTAAATTTACCAACGACAATGGGATTGAGTATAGACGAAATAAAAAAACGGATAACGGAGCCGAAAAAGCGTAAGACGATAAACAAAGCCGTTTATCATCAACAACGCATTAATTTTCACGCCCGCACCCGTATTACGTCGTTTGACATTTGCCAACCGATTACGGACTTTATGGCATTTGTTTCTAACTTATTGCCGCATGACAAATTTAAGATGTTCAAAACATTGTTCCGTTACCCCGTTAAGACAAACGAGGTAACGGGCGTTTGTTTTGATAAGTTGAGCCGGATTTTTGACGGTCGTAACCCGGCGTTCAATTATCAGTTCCAAAACCCGGAACAAAGGGACGATTGGGAGTATTACCGCCAAGACATATTACACGAACCGGAAATTTGGAGTACAAAAGGATGGGAGTTTTTCCAAACCGAAATAAATAGCGTTCTTATTGTCGATATGCCGAGCGAACAAAACCCCGCCGACAAATACCCGCAACCGTATTTCTATTGGTTGCCTATTGCATCCGTGATTGATTACAGAGCTAACCCGATGACGGGGGTAATGGATTATATCATATTTAGGCAAGACGGGGAACGTATCGCAGTAATTGACGACGAACGTTATAGAGTTTTCAGAGAGGACAAAAACCACAATATCGGCGAATTGCTGATTGATAACCCGCACGACGTCGGTTATTGTCCCGCCCGTTTCTTTTGGAATGAACCGTTGAGTTTATCGGAACCCGACGTTAAGCAATCCCCGCTAACCAAGCAATTGGAGGCGTTGGATTGGTTTTTGTTTTATCATATCAGTAAACGACATTTAGATTTATACGGAGCATATCCGATATATTCCGGTTACGAACAATCATGCGATTTCAGTAACGGCGAAAATGGCGATTATTGCGACGGTGGGGTTTTGAAAGACAAGCAAGGGTTTTACAGATTGGACGCCGCCGGGCTTTTGATGCGTTGCCCCAAATGCGGGGATAGTCGTATTAACGGCGTCGGTTCGTTCGTTGAAATACCAATACCGGACGGGGATAAACAACCCGATTTGCGTAACCCAGTGCAAATGCTAACCGTTGACCGTGGGAGTTTGGATTATAACGTTGAGGAAGAAAACCGCCTAAAGAATGACATTATTACGTCGGTTGTTGGAACCAACGAGGAAATAACCACACGGGACGCATTGAACGAGCAACAAATACAGGCGAATTTTGAGAGCCAAAGCACGGTATTAAACCGGGTAAAGAAAGGATTTGAGGCGGCGCAACAATTCGTCGATGAAACCGTTTGCCGTTTGAGGTATGGCGGTTTGTTCGTTTCTGCAAAAGTCAATTACGGCACGGAGTTTTATTTATCCAACGCAACGGAGTTACGGGAACGTTACAAAGTGGCAAAGGAAAGCGGCGCAAGCGAGGCGGAATTAGACGCCCTACAAAACCAAATTATCGAAACGGAATACCGGAACAATCCAACCCAATTGCAACGTATGTTGACGTTGGCGGAATTGGAACCGTACCGACATTTAACCCGTAACGAGGTATTGGATTTGTACGGCAAACAGATTATCAGCGAAAACGATATGCGTATAAAGTTGAATTTTGCTAACTTTGTACGCAGATTTGAGCGTGAATATTTGAACGTGTTAGAGTTTGGGTATAATATGCCGTTCAACTCTAAGATAAATTTTATAATTAATAAAATGAATGACTATGCTAGTGAAAGTAAGCGAGGGCAAAACTAAAGACGTTGCGATTATCGACGTTACGCCCGAAAACTACATTGTCCCGGACAATGAGAAACATTTGTATCATTGCGTTATCGAAATTAAGAAATTCGACAGCGAAACGGGCAAACGGTTATCAATTCCCCGTATTCAGAAGTTCGGCAAAAAGGGTTATGAAAATAGCATTGCCGACAATCTGAAAAAGCAGGGTTACACGATTACCGTATTGCACGACCCCAACGAGTACATGAAAGCGAAAGCCGAGGCGGACGAAAAGGCAAAGGCAGAGAAAGCCAAAGCCGCCGAGGAAAAAGCCGCCGCCGATGCAAAGGCAAAGGCAGAAGCCGAGGCGAAAGCCAAAGCCGAGGAAAAAGCGGCGTTAAAGGCTGAAATTTTGGCGGAATTGAAAGCGGCGGGAGTTATCCCGGCGGAACCCGCCAAAGAAACCAAAGCCGA